AATACTAAGCCCCGCGCCAGCCTGTCCCGGGATCAAATAGTGTTATTTGATCCCAATAATAAATATACAATTGGGCTTAAGTACTTATTGGGCCTATTGGGCTGAGACATAGCGCTTCGCGAAGGGAGAGAAAATAATAGCAATAATTATTTGGATATTATTAATCATATTAAATTCATTTATTGCAATACAATTGTTTATACATCATACAGCGTACATATTGGATGTACGTCTACTATATGCGTAATCCATTTACATGTATACAATAATTCCGTAATATTACACAAAAACATATTAATACTCATAAAATGATTATCATTACATATACGGTTCAACCTGGGCTGAAGAATACTCTTAATCGACGACGGACTTGCCTTCTTCAGAGTCGTACGAACCTCCATACGACACCCAAGAAGAACAATCTTGAGCTGTTTACGGTAGCGGTAATTTAGACGGAAATTCCACTTCATAAGAACGTTGTCTTCCATATCTGACAGTAGATCGTCAACCTTGAAATTAATTACCTGAAACTTCTTAATTAACCGTGAGTCGTTACAAATAATCTCATGAAGTTTCCGACGACTATCGATAACCTCTTCTGTAGCTTCATCAACCAACGGGGTGTCTAACAGAGCTTTGATACCAATAACCATGGCGGACCTGTAGAAATAACGAAGAAGATGAAGTGAACGACTCGTTCACCTTTACTCTATTTATAATTAACATATGATTGCTTAGAGACGAAGCAATCTATTTCCACAAGTGGCCGACAAGGGCGGAAAGCAAAACGCGTATGGAAAGTATCCACTTTCTCAATAGCCAATCACAGCTTGACACGCGTAAAGAGGATCAGTGTACGATCTTCCGTCAGATTCGCTTCTCGAATCACAGATCCTGATCGTACACGCGGACTTCTAAACCAACGGCTTAGATTAAAAGGAGATGACTCCGCTGATCCTGGCGCGGGGGT